AACTAGGAATATATCATGGCAGATGAATTAGAAGGTTACTTTGAACAATATGAGCAACAGGTAGGTGATAACAGGATAGAACCTATCATGGATGAATTGAAGGAGATGAGTGATCCTGAAGAAATGATGCTTCTTATCATGGATACATTAAAAGATGTAGAAGTAGTTCCTGATGTAGGACAGTATTACACTTTTATATACACTGCAAAAACTCCTAGAATGCAATATGATCAACATCCTCTAGTGGCAGTAACTGACATCCAAAGATGGGGATTCAGAGGCCTCAATTATCACTGGGGTAAATTTAGAAACTATACATGGGAAGAGATTGGAGGAGTCCTCTATGTTGTTCGACCCAGTGAAATAGACGACTTAAAAGATATATCATATGCCTATTTCCTCACCACTCTATAAATAAAGAAAAAAGATAAATGTCAAATCCCATTACAGTCGAAACTACACCAATAATGATCCGATGGGGAAAAGACACCATTTTCGATTGGAGTGATGATGTAACATATTATTATAAAGAAGAAATGGTTGCAAATGGGCCTACAGGAAAGAGAACGTTTGACATAACTGTATTAAGAAGCGATACACCCGATTTCAGTGTATCAACGGAAATTGGAACAAGAGATAAAATTACGGGAGCTATTAATTTAACAAATGGAGCTCCAGTAGAAGAAAAATATTTAAAAACACTTACTAGAAAACTTAAAGGTAATACTGAAGCATTGAAGCAATCATTTGCCCAATATGATACTACTAGTGATATAGAAAAAGAAAGAATATCTGCAGTTACAGGAACGACAAATGTTGCTACTACCAATGAAAATGGTGGTAAAGTGGATGGAGTAACCAAAAAACCAAATCCTTTTGCAAATGTTGATTTTAAGAACATTGACATCTCTATTGATGGAAGAAGATTTAGAAAAAAATACGAACGTCTTTTTTATCCCGAAGATTTAGGAAGTAACAAACAAGATAGAATTAGATTTGAGCAAGTGTATACTGAAGGAAGAAAAATCAATGTATCTTTAGAGGGCAAACAATTTCAAAGAAAAACAAAAACAATAAAAGGTTCCGTTACTCTTCCGATTGTAACAGGAATAGGAGACCAAAATCAAGTGGATTGGCAAGGAGCATCACTCAATCCTCTTCAATCATTAGGAGCAGCAGGAGCACTAGGATTATTTGAATCAGTAAGACAGGGATCTGGAATTGCTGAAGCTATTAGTGGAGCAGGAGGTGCAATGCAAGAAGGCATATCTCGAATAAGAGATAATAAAACTGTAGGAAATGATATACAATCTGCAATTAATGTCTATCTTGCTCAAAGAGCAGTGGGTGCTCAAGGGTTACTCTCCAGAACAACTGGTGCAATTCTTAACCCTAACTTAGAAATGCTTTTTAGTGGGCCCAAATTAAGAAATTTTAATTTTACATTTAAATTATCACCTAGAGATGCAGGAGAGGCAGATCAAGTAAGAAAAATTATTAGATTCTTCAAACAAGGAATGGCAATTAAAACATCATCTTCTAATGTTTTCCTAAAAGCACCTAATATCTTTAAGATACGGTATCAAACTTTTAATACTGATGGTGATGAAATAATTCATCCATCCATCAATATTATTAAAGAATGTGCTCTTCTTACATGTGATGTTCAATACACTCCAGATGGAACCTATATGACCTATGAGGATCCCTTCCGAACCCTAACTTCTTATCAACTCACTCTAGCATTCGGAGAACTTGATCCTATATATGATAGTGATTATACAGAATTAGATAAAGACAGAGACCAAGTAATAGGATACTAAAATGCCAGCTTATTTCCGTAACGTTCCAGATTTTGAATATGTTAGTCGTAATGCTGACACTAAACAAATCTCAGAATACCAAAAAGTAAAAAACCTCTTTAGAAGAGGTAAACTAAAGAATGATATTTTTAATGATTTAACCTATTTTACCAAATATCAAATTGTTGGTGATGATCGTCCCGATAATGTGGCATTTAATGTATATGAAGACGAAACCTTAGATTGGGTTGTGCTTCTTTCTAATAATATCACAAATATACAAACAGAATGGCCTCTTAATCAACAATCTTTCTATAATTTTCTAATTGACAAATATGGAAGTGAAGAGGCAATTCATGGCATTCATCACTATGAAACCACAGAAGTAAAAAATACGGATAAAACTATTATTGTACCAAAAGGACTTAAAGTACCTCAAAACTACTCTATTGAATTTTATGATGCTAGATTAGCATCTTATACTACTGCATCCAATATAACAACTGAAATAACCAATTACACCTATGAAAACAAAATTGAAGAGAATAAGAGAAATATCTACGTTTTAAAAGCAGCATATTTAAATGTCATTCTGAATGATATGGAAGAATCCATGTTATACAAAGAAGGTTCCACCCAGTATCTGAGTGAAACCTTAGTAAGAGGGGAAAATATTAGATTATATTCCTAATTATTCCTCTGCAAGTTTTTGGAAATAAGAAAGAGCATCATCCTCATCTGAACTAGCAGATGCTACAGGAGCAGCAGCCACGGGTTCTTTACGAGCATTGAAGTCTGGTG